TCCAGCATTCCCTTTCTCTTACAGTAGTTCGGAGGTTAATTGCAAACCGACTTCCTAAAATAGCTCCTAGTATTGGCCATAAAGAATGCAGTAATCTGATTGGGGGTTGATTTAATGTCTTGGCACGACTTATAATCGCTTCGGCTAAAGGTTTGGGAAGTATCTCAAAAAGATCAATCTCTTTCTGCTGATAATGCTTACCTTTCAAGAACCCTTCTAATCCTGATTTGATAGCGTCCCCTTCTGCTATTTCTGTTTTACGGATTTCAATTAAATGTCGTATGTCCGATGGTTTCTTACCAGTGGCTTTTGCCCACAGATCAACTTTTTCTTGCCACTGAGTTCGGGTGATTTCTTCCTGACCAATACAGCCGTCAATAGCTGTTATTAGGTCTTGAAAAGTCATCGTTTCTGTTACTGTGACTTCTTTTTCTTTGCTCTCTTTTATTTCTCTTGGTTTATCAACTATCGAAGTTAACAATGTATCGAGAGTTACCTTCTTTTCTTCAATCCAATTAAGAATATCTACCCCTTGAGAATCTGGTAAATGATTCCACAAAGGAGAATCTGGATAGGCATAAAGCCATTTTGCATCGGGGAAATCTTGATAAATTTTCTGGCAGTGAGCCACTCCCCCTTTGTCGCGATCAGGGCATAAAATCAGATTTGCTCCCTTTAAAGCTTCTGTGTGGGACGGTTGCCATTTTTTTGATCCGCCTATATTGCAAGTGGCAACCAGCCCAAACGACTCAAGCCTTTCTACCTTAGTCTCGCCTTCTACTACAAATATCTGGGTCCCTTCTTTAATAGCCTTTTCTAGGCGGTTCTGACGATAAAGAGGTATATCTTTGTACTCAATATCACCTATGCCCCACTTCCAATTTTTACCATTATCTGTAGAGTGCTGTTGTTTTATTTCTTTGTCCCATCTTTGCTTTTCTGTATCAAAATAATCTTTCCGGTACACACGGACTCTTAACCCATTGGCAAAAGGGGGATAAAGGAAGTATTGGGCTTTTTCTTCTTTATAGGCAGAAAATTTGGGTTCTTTCTTAAGATAGTAGAGCGGTGTACCCTCACTATCTACTTTGCTCGATTTTTCCCATCCTGGTGCGGGGTCGTAGTTTCGCTTGCATACCGAGAGTAGATTGCCGTCCTCGGCTGTGTACATATAGCACCAATCAGTCTTACCACAGTGGGGGCAAGGATTGTTTTCGTTGATCTTGACACGATTCGAGGATTGTGTTACCATAAATGTTATTGAAATAAAAGAAAAGTGTTTTGTTTACACGGCCCGCTTCCGAGCGGGTTTTTTGTTGGGTAGATGGGTAGGAGGGAGCAAATCAAGGTATCTACTATCCTAGCAGAATTTTCTTGATCGGTAAATACTACACTTACACTACATCTGCAAATCCTTGCTACGCTTAGGTTTTAGGTTATACAAAGAGTTGTAAAAGGCATCTTCGCTTTCTTTTCTGGCAGTGAGTTCGGTGTCAATGGGGATAAAAAGGTAAGATTTTAGTGCAATTTCAATTGCCTCTTGGGTTTTTAGTCCTAAAATCTCTGATCTTTGGCACATCTCGTCCCATAGTTCTTTCTTAACCCGGATTGACACAACTTTTATTGGAGCATCTTGATTGGCAGACATGGCTTAATTTACAGAATTTTCTATATTGTATCATAAAAGTCGAGATTGTTTGTAAGTTTTTTGTAAGTTTTTTGCAAGGTAGTGTAAGATAAGGGTATCTTATCAAAATACACTTTTATGGCTACACCACGATTCAATAGCGACGGAACACCTCGCAAACGAGTAAAAGCCTCGGCTTTGACAGAAAAAGGGATAAGCAAAATGTCCGACACTATTAAGGCAAAAAGGATGGGGCTAGGCATGACCCAAGCCGAATTTACTGAGTGGATACTAAAAGAAGGCCGGCGATTGGGATTACCTGGCACAGAATTTTCTGGGGGAGCGGTTCAAAACTGGGAGCTAAAAAATATCGCTAGTTGCCCTGATCTAGGGAATATGCGATTACTAGCTGCTGTATTTGGCCTTGATACAGATTCTTTTGTGAATTATCTTAATGGCGACTGGCCAACAATTCAGGATTTTCTAAAAGATCCAATCAATCAAAAAAAGGATTGTGTTAAAAATCCTAATTTAGTTCCCGAACTTTTCCAGGAAGCTGATACTCAAGTTAAAGCAAAGCTTGTAATTAAAGAAGTTGAGTCTCTTTACTCAAAGCTAGATGAGTTGCAGAAGATGATTAAAGAGATCGATCTAGAAGATGTGAAAGCTTTTCTGTGTTCTGCCCCAAAGGATTTACAGAAAGAAGTTTACCAATATTTACAGGAGAAACTGATCGGGGCATAACAGAAAAAAACAGAGGGTTAACCCTCTGTTTTTTATTTGAGATTTATTGAAACATATCATTTGTTGCTTGATATGTTCCAACTGGAGTAAATCCTTGTTTATCTTTTCGGTTAATTCCATAATCACTTAAGTACGGACCGTAAAGGGGAATACTTTCTAAATGTCTATAATAATCCTTTAAGCTCCATCGGCTGCCATCAGAAAATACATAAACTGTATATCCGTAAACTATTTCAATTTTTTTTAGACTCCCAAGTATTCTTTTTGAATGAATACTTCTAAAAATCTTTTTTTCTGCCTGTTTTTTTTCTTGTTCTATTTTTTCTGGACTCAGTTGTACGGGGTCAAGCTGAGGCCACTCTGTGTGACGAGAAGGACAATCTGAGACGAAAAAAGACATAATACTCCTAATTGTTTTGATTTTTAGTTGATAACTGATAGCTAATTTTAAACTAATCTAACTTAGATAGTAAAGCTTCAATTGTTTTTAGCCCATTCCCCGCCGCTACACATCCGTCTTTAGAAGCTAAAAGCGACAAATCTACAAGTATTAATTCAAAAAAGACTGTTTTTTCTTCTTTACTAGCAAAGGGAAAAACTAAATCACCGACTACATCTGTTAGTTTTTCGGACATTAGTGAAGTCTGTGTAGGATCGCTGTAATAGTCAATTTTTTGGCTCATTGTTTTTCTCTGATTTATTTAGTAATTTTCTACTGATAACTGATAGTTGATTCTACCTCAATCTTTCTACAAAATCAATAAGTTTTTCCCAAAGAGTTACAGGAAAATCTACGGTCATTGTATCATTGTCTGTTTGCCTTGCGTTCCCCTCGTTTACTAAGGTCATCAGCAGGTATTTAATATCCTTAGCTTTGGGAGTAAGTTTAACGGGTTTTGGCTCTAATTCGTCACTGGGTTTTACGTTTCCATCAGAGTCCAAAAAAGTTGGATTTTTAGACTCTATAAAGTTGGCTGTTACCGATTCGACTAATTCCCCAGTGGCTTTTATTCCTTTTTCTTCCGCTATAGCTACAGTCTCTAAAAGAACATTTTCTTTCTCCGAGAGTGTTAGTTCATTTTTCCTTACAAGATTGTGTAAAGTCGTCTCCGATACTTTACCTTCGATTGCTTTTAATGTCGGACTAGACATCGAAGAAATCTCTAGAGTCCGATCATATTCTGATTTTTTCCATCCAGTTTTTTCGCAAAACTGTTGGTAGGACTGTTCTTCAGTTAAACCAGCTAATCTATCCTCGTGTAAATGCCGTCTGATCAGTTTCGCTTTGTCGTACACCGATAGTTTTTCGCTATCAGTGCCGTAGGAGAGCATTTGATACTCTAAATCACGGACGGTTAGCCCGCCCGACAAAGGCTTAATAATTGCTAGAACGTTAGGAATTATTATTTCTTGAGAGGCTAAAAACAACCAAGCTAATACCCTTCGATGCCCGTCCATAGGAAACAGTCGATCACCGTCTGCAATCAAGTGTAAAGGTTGATAGATTACGCCCGATGCCAGTATCTTATCGGCTAGTTCTTTAATCAACTCTAAGTCGTAGGTAACGCGGGTATTCCATCCGTTTTCCCCTGCGATAGCCTCGATTAAATCGAGGCTAAAGGTTAAAAGAGTTTCATCAGGCAAGACGTGCATTTTGCCGTCGTTACGAAGCCCTATTCTTGGTCCGACAAAGTGACCATTGGCTAATCTGAAAGAAATTAGCTGGGGATCGACTACGATCAACTCTCCTCTTGCAGACCCATAGGTTCTGATTTTGTCTCTTGTCATTTTGTTACTCCTCAGTTGTGCTTGTTGGTTTGTTTTTACTTTTAAGACATTTTTAGGTCTTCATAGCGTTTTCCCCATTCTTTAACAAGAATCGTAATTTCTGGAAAATTAATCGCTTTACCTTTAATCCATATATACGGATTATTTGATTCCGATAAACTTGTTAATGTTTCAAATAGCAAGTTCGTAGAATTGAAATCTACAAATGTTAGATTAATCTTGATTACTTTTTTAGTCTTGCCAGAATCGCAAGTAATCTCAAAATCTGCCCTTAATTGCTGTACTTGATCAATACCTACACTAAAAACTAGGTTAGCTACCAATCCATGTAAGCAAATACTTTCGACTTGCCCTGTACTTAAAACTTTCCATTGGTTTTTGCTGCTTTCAACTAAGATTTCTTGTATTTGCTGGAAAGTCAGTTTATTCCACCAATCACGACTTAAAAGATTCAGATTCATTTAATACTCCTTAATGCCATTAACTGTTCTGGGTTATATTTCATAAAAAGACGTAAATTAGGAGCCACGATAGATAAAGCTTTAACTTGTCGTTCTAAACTCCAATCTTTCATTAATTCTTTTTGGTGTGTCATTGGTTTACTCCTAATGGTTTTTAAGTGAATTACTTTTATCGTCTAACAAAACGCTAGGATCGGCGCTGGGAAAAGAAAAAATAGTTAGCCACGGACACTGATAAAAAAAACGCTTACCAGGAAACCTCGGAGAAAACGGAAAATACTTCCAGTATTTTATTGGCCTTGCTATTAACCGATATTGTTGTCCTAAAAAGATAAAATCCGTCATGTCATTTTCTGGAGATCGGAGCATTTTGATTATTTTGAAAACTGGGAACACAGACATTGATTTACTCCTAATAAGTTGCTGATAACTGACAACTGACAACTGACAACTAACTATTAAAAATCTTCACTGAGAAGTTCACCAGGATCAATATTTTCACTGCGAACTTCTATTACTGGCTTTTGCCTTGCGTCTATAGCTTTTTTCAGGAGGTCGGCCAATTCTTTTTCAGAGGTTGCTTGTTGGGCGATTTGCTCTGCTTCTGATTGAGGTAATCCTTGAGTTACAGCCCAAGTAATTCCAGCTTGTTTGCGTTCTGATAGCACCGACTGTGGTTTGCTTGGCAAAGATACTTCCACATCTACTACATTACCAGATTCGCCAATTTCAGCGCCTAACTCATCAGGATTATAAATAGGTGCGCCAAGTGCTAAGTCGGGGCAAAACTCACGGAATCCGTTAGAAATCGCCCTTGCAAAAAGCATATTTTTGGGGTATTTTTTCCAGTTAGGATTCCCTGCGAGAAGTCCCGCTACTTGGGCATCGTCTTTTGAAAAAGAACTAATCCCTAATGATTCCCAGTTGTTTTGCCAAAGCTCAAAAAACTCTAATTCGCAGATTTCTGTCGTGTGTTTAATCTTCTTGTATCGGTATTTACCCGATCCTTTAATTAAAGATGCCATTAAATTAGCACTTAGCGCAGGCTTTCCTTGTATTAAATGAATACCAGTCATCGAGGCAAAAGCAGGAATGCCTAGCTCTTTTCCTGCTAAAACTTTGACAAAACATTTAGCAGCACTTTGTACATCCCCAAACATTCCTGATTTTGCCAGAATATCAGAAACTTTGTAAATTTCATCGACTGTTTTAAGTTCTAATGGGGAAGATTTGATATTGACAATTTCACTAGACATAATGTTACTCCCAAAAAGGAATGTTGCTAAGGTCGCTAAATCTATAAGAAGAAAGAAACTCGTCTGTTTCTTTACCAGCAAAATACTTGACCACACTTGGGCAAGTGACATCATGAGCCTCTGTTACTTCCAGAAGTTTTGACATCACTACTCGCTGTGCTTGATTTAAAAGAAATTCATAGCAAGCATCAGGATCTTCGTCGTCTTCTGGTTTCCCATGAATATTTATGCTTACATTCACGGACTCAAAGTTACCAAGATTGACTTTCTGTCCATAATCTACCGAGATATGGGTGATAAGCATTTCTCCTCTAAAATTTGATTAATACAATCTTATAGTAAATTACTAGAATTGTCAAGCATTTTTAAGAAAAAACCTTACAAAAAAATTACAAAAAGATAGTAGTACAAAAGAACTAAGTTATTATCGTTAATAGATTGTAGATAAGGATATTAACAATGGAAGTCTTGATATATATAGGTTTTAAACTTTGTTGATGTTGTTAACGCTATCTCCCAATATTATTTTCCTTGCTTTTCTTATTGTCTAGTTCGTTTATCTCTTTTTATCTTTTTTCCTCTATACAGTATCAACGGTATTAACAAACCTTGAAACCTAGACAGCGTAAGGATTTTGATTGTTAATAAGGTTATTAACAATCGAATTACAAAAGAACAGTAGATATACTTAGCATATTTAAATTAAATACTGCTATCTGCTTAGACGATCGTTGCTAGTGATTCTTTAAAAGATACTGGATAACTTGAATTTTGAAAAACCCGTACTGTGTAAGCTGATTGGACTGACCCCCAATCGACTATTTGTTGTGCCTCTGTGTAAACGACGCTTCGGGCTGACGATACTGACCATTCTCGTTTTATTGTGGTTCCACTGTAAATTCTGACTACATAGCTGTCCAATTCTCCTGCTGCGTAAGCAATGTCGATATAGTCGATCCAACGACCATCTAACCGCGTCCGTCGATACCAAGTAATAATTAAATCGTTGTTATCTTTTTCCCCTCTTACAGCACAAGGGAAAGGCTTCAATCCTTCTAAGGTGATTGTGTGAGAGACTTCCTCCTCTATATCGGTTTCAAGTAATCCATTAGGAACTACTTTTAATAAATATTCTCGATTAATATCAGAAAGATTTAAGGGGAATCGAACTAAATAATTAGTTAGTAACACAAATTTTTCTCCTATTATATGCCTAGAGATAGCCGGTTCAGTTCCTTTGACTCCACGAATTGTATATGAAATATCAAAGGTCAAGGGATTGTTGGACACAATAGCAGCATTTTTAAAAGCTATAATTTCTCCAGTAGAAAACCAACCTAATTGTTTGCCCGATAGAAAAGCTTCAAGGGTAACTGGCTCTAATTGCCCTGAATTCATGCTTACTCGTATCCAATTTAAATCGTCAATAAAACTAGGAGAAGCGTTGTTAAAATTTGGGGAGAAGCTTAATACAGTACCAGTTACGCTGTTGACAACATTGCCAACAGCAAAATCATAACTTAAGCCGTTGTCATCGGAATAAAATAAGGCTCCTCTGTTAAAACTAGAGTTACCTTCAATTGCTACATAAATTCCTATGTCGGCATCTCGGCTATTAACTATTGGGCATTCAATAGGAATAGCGTTAGCGCGTCCGTAGGGACGAGGAGTGTTATTGTCTGGCGGAAATTCGTTATAGGAACGAGGAATGTTATTGTCATTGTCTGGCGGAAATTCGTTATCTATAGGAATATCTGGCAAATATCCTACTCCTTGAAATCGAGCAGCTTCAATTTCAATTAAATAATTTACTCCTCTTACTTTCTTTGTAATTTGCATCAATTCTTGATGGTAATTGTTATTATCATCAGTAAAAATTATATCCCCAACCTTTAAATTTTCCCATGCTGGTAATAAAAACATTTTTGAGAAAGTTTTTGATTGCGTTTTCCCTAAAAAAAGAATTTTTGAGGCAATATTCATAAAAAACATATCTATGTCTATTAGCTTAGTTTGAAAACTAAGCTCGTTTGTGTGAGTATCTGATGGGTCTTTAGCTACTGCGGTAATAGTTTCATAATTTTTTAAAACATTTAGTCCAGATACCGTAACGGCACTAGGGGTTTCTCTAAAATGAGTCAGTTTTTTTTCATTAAGGTCAATAGGATTTTCTCCAAATTTTTTAGACCCAAAAGAGCTTTTAGGGATAAAAATAGGATCAGATGATTGTTCTTGTCTTTTAAAAATGATTTTATCTTTTGGCTCC